CATTTTGTTGGTCCAAAACAGTATCAACAAAGTATGCTTTATTACCACGTGTGACGGTTTTCTCCAATTTGGCATTAGTAAATTGACCACTCAAAGCATCTTTACCTGTCAATTCATCATAGTAACCTGTACCTAAGTAATTATTTTTGGTTGGTTTTAGAAAATTTATTCTAGCAATAGTCATACTAGTGTTTACGTTTTCATTTGGTTGTATACCTAAAGCAAGTTTTGTTCTTGGTAATATTTGGGCCTCCAAATTAGCATACATCACCAAATTTTCGTGGTCTACAATTCTTTCACTTATTCTACCCGTACTATCAATAGTCTTATTTGGGTCAATTAAAATGATATTATCATAATCGAATTCAGGTAAAATATGACCACTTAAATCTCCTTGTATATTACTACCTGCCATAATAATAAAAATATTGTTCTACAGCTGTTTTATAATCTTGGAGGGACGGTATCAGAGGGAACGGTATCACCAAGATAGCACCATCATAGATGTAATTTTCTAGTCCCCCGAAAATTGGATTAGCCTGTAGAATCAACCATCCAAATACAGGGGAACTATAATATTGTTGTGAAATTCTATCTAATCTACTTTGACCTACTTTGTAAATGTATGTTTGGTCTGTAGTTTTTGCGGGAATAGTCACATATGGAACTATAGTTTGTTCTCCGTTGAATGTAAATTCATTATATCTGTTGTAATAAGGGTATGACATCAATTCAATTTAACTTTGGATATAAGAACGTCTCCACCAGGTGTTGTTGGCGTGTTCCATTTATTATCTGTATTTTGGTTTGTTTTTGCCCCCAAAGATTTTATTAAAATTTCTTGATTTGGGTCAGGAGCGCTGGATTTTGAATAGTCAAACTCCCTCGGTTTACCTAATGGGAATGGTGTAAAATTCAGAAAGTTTTTCATTTGATTTGTTTCCATTTCGTTCAAAAAGGTCTGTGTTAGAGAATCTTCTTCATCAAATGCGGGTTTTACAATTCCTGTCCAATATGCATCAAATTCTTCAGAATACCTCATAGAAGCGCCCCTTGGGGCTAAAGATTGATTTTCAATCAAATTTCCTATCATCGCATTCTTAAAAGTTTGATAAGCATCTCCTTTCAAATCATTTGATAAAACCATGTATTGTCTCCTGAACGGGTTTCCACTGAACAGAGGGTTTTTACTAAAAGGAAAAAATACATCATTTTTTATTGTACTTATTTCAGTGCTGTTTATTCTAACTAAAATACCGGTATAAGTGTCAGAACCCACAGTAAAATTTACATTACTTGTAATTTTTGTGTAGAAATCATTCAAACTTACTTTGATTATATCTATATCTTGGTCAAGCTCTTCGTTAGTTTTTGTAGGAGGGTTAGGATTACCCGCATTCACAGGTCCAACTCCGGTCGTTCCCGTCACCCAATAAATCACCACGTTTCCATTAGTCTCTTGGAACCCGTCGGTATTGTCCCAAGAGGTTCCTGAATACGGAACAATATTGGCACGACTTACGTATTGTAGATATGCTTGTTGTGTGTTTACAACATCTTGGACTATAGTAGTTGCGGCATTTATGAAAGTACCTTGTTTGGCTCTAACCAAGTCCAAATAATTTCGTTTCATTTGGTCTTTAGCCGCTCTTGAAAAATCTTTATCTGTATTACTTATCCATTCAATCCAAGGGTCTTGACCGGCATTTATTTGAGCAATCATGTCAGTGAAAACTTTGTTTACATTTTTTTGTAAATTGTCTGCCTTTCCATACAAATATGTAATAGTGTTAGGGTCTGTATAAAAAGTTCCCTCTTGGTATTTTCTCTCTATACTCCATTGTTGTAACATGGCATTGTTATATTGAGAAAAAATTGATTTACTTTGGTTGAATACAGAAGTGAAATAAGTTTGGGTTGTTGATACAAAAGTATCCATAAAATTTTTATAACTTATTCTTCCTGTCTCATCCGTTGCGGTGATAACGTTTGTCTGTCTATCACCTATGGTAGTACTGTTACTTAGAGCAGCAATATTTTGAACTTGATTGGTTGTTGGTGCGGTAGGTTGAGCAACTGATTGTAAAAATTCTTTATCAAGTACTTTATAAGAATCGTCGGTGGGGTCTGCCCTGTCATCCCACATCTCTGTATTTGCGTAATAATTGAATGTTAGTGCGTTTTGTAATTTATCAACAGCAGTTTTTAAACCTTGTCCCCCAACAAAATTAAAGTTCAGAGTTATATTTGCAATCATAGGTTGAATACCTATCCCTTCAGGATTTATATCCAGTCCCTCAAAAGCTAAACTCAAACTAGTCGGAATTATTTTTGTATTATAAAAATCCCCCACCCTTAGTATCAAAACAGGTGGTGTTCCAAATGCGGTGTTTACAGCATTGTTATATTCTAATTCATAGGTACCACCAGCAGTGGCTTTCACAGTAGGGATTGTATCACCTGGTCTCATACATTGTTGTAAGAATGTCAATCTAGAATTCAAGCCCTCTGGGGTTGTGGAGTGGAAAGAAGGTTGGAAAAACTTCAATTTGTCTTTCAAATTATCGTATAACATGGGAGAGTCTTGTTTGATGGTCTCAAAATAATCACATTCTGATATGAGAGCCCTTACAATTCTTTTGGATATGTTATCCGTTGGTCTAAATTTAGGTTCAACTCTTGTAGGCGGAGATGGTGGAATTGAAGTGTTCGTTGGTTGAGTTGGCACTATGTTTGGCGGTTGTTGTGAAGGTTCGGGTGCACTTATTGTTATAGATTTTATTTTTACCCTTCTACATGCCATTGCTGTTGAATTTGTAATTGATTGACCGGCAAGACTATTATTGTTATCATCGTTGTCCGAACAACTTTGAAACTCTGTATTTGAAATAAACTGATTCGAACTAGCATCCCATTGGAAAACTTGAACTTTTTCCGCCCCTTCTCCGAGTGGGTTTTCAGTGAAAGTTATTCTTCCTGATTGTATATAAGAATTCAAAAGTTGGTCTGAAGCAAACAAATTCTTCACACTTTCAATTCTTCTTTTCGAAAGTTCCAAATTATAATCTTTAGTGTTAGCCGCAGAAGCACTACCTGTCAAATCAATAACAACTTTGGATAGAGGGTTATTCTTCATTACCGTTCTAAGTTCATTGAATAAATTTACTTGAACGTGGTTGTAATTTTGAGTAACTACATTATTGATAAAAACTCCTTGTGATGCATAAGTTGTGGTACTTTGATTTATATAATCCGTATAATATTGTGAATAACTTCCAACTACCGGTGATACCGAAGGTGGTGCTGGTATATCGTTAGGGAAATAAAGTGCAAAGTTTTGGAATTGTTTAAGTGTATCTTGTGGTGTATTCTGTGATGGTTGTGTGATTGGTTGTGAACTATTTTGTGTGTCCCTCGCGCCTGTAGCCAAAGTGTTTTTAGCCACCTCCACCTGTTCTTTACTAAGATTTTTCGATGATATTGCCTGTTGTATATCTTGTAATTCATTCGGAGGTATTGTATAGTATCTTTTCGCTAATTCATACAAATCATATTTTTTACAACCCGCAAAGAAAGATTCCAAAATACCATCAATTCTTTCTTTATTACTTTCGTTATTTAAAACTTTATTTACTATAACATTTAGAACCGAAGGATGGTCTACAACAATTTTCCATTGTAAACTACCACCCCTACTTGTGTTAGTATATGTGTAAATTGGTTCTGGTCTACCAAGGAAATCTTGTGTTTTCCAATTTGCTGTCACATTTTCATTGAATGTCAAACCATAAGGTGGGAACCACATTACTCTACCGCCATTAGGACCCCTTTCACAAATAGGTAATTCATTCACATTTATACCTGGTGTGTTTGATGTTCTCCAAGCTAAATTTTCTAATGAAAACATATATTTCTTAGCAAAGGCTGAATTATTTGTTCCAATCAAATTTGATGAAGCTTGACCGCCCTCTTGTTTGTTAGGCACTATATTCAAGTTATAGGTTTTATCAAAAACTGAATATGAAAATCTTCTACCTTCATTTACAACGCCATCTTGTTTTTGTAAATCATTATACTGAAGATATGGTATATCCTTGGCAAAAACTCTACAGTATTCTGTACCAACCTCGTTTCCTAAAGAACCAACATAACTTAGTACTCTCGAACCTTTAGTTAGTTCTTTATACCCATCATTGAAAACTTTACTGACTTGGTCCATAGCATTACCAACATGTTGCAGTCTCCTACCGCCCTGTGGTTGGCTATTTATAATTCTTTGAGTATCATCAAGTATTGACCCTTGTCTAAACTCTAAATTTACAGACTCAGTTGAATTGTATGATGAAGGTTTGAAGTCTTGGTCTAACTGTGTTACTTCTCCTCCAATACCAACTTTTTTTCCCGCATTCCCCCTGTATTTTGGGGATACCCAAGTGAATCCACCTTCAATTCCACCGCCATTGATATAAGCAGGTCCATTAGCTCCAAGTTTAATCTCTCTATTCGGTCCTTCATATAGTTGTGCTAACTCTTGTGGACCATATACAGGGGCTTGAACCTCTTGTCCGAATTCGTTATTCGGTAAATCCCCTGTAGGTGAAAAAACTCTTGATGGTTCTGAGGTTGGTGAACCTATGTAGTAATTTGAATTGTTTATTGTTGTACCAAATAAAGCCCCACCAACTCTATCAAAAATATTCCTATCATATCCTGGCTTATATTTGTTATAATTTATACTGCCGAATAATCTTGACCTTTGTCCTCCTCCAGTATTGTCCAAAAATATTTGTGAACCTGTCTTCGGGGGTCCTAATAACTGTCCAAAAAAATTACCCACAGTTGTGTTGGACCTTTGAAATGCTAACTGAAGTTGTTGTATTGTGGTTGGAAACCCTGAATTTATCGATGGGTCGAAATAAGAACCAGGTATTGGCGATGTTGGTATTATACTACCAGCTAATCTGAGGGCGAAATCCGTTGCAGCTAAAATTGGTCCTGATGGTTGGGTAATTACCCAATTTGGTTCGATGAGAGGAACCCTTGTAGTCAAAAGATTGAATATATCTGTACCACTATCTATATTGAAAAGATTTATTCTTCCCAACGTTTGTTGCCTTATTTCTGTGGCAATTCTTTCTTCAAATGACCTTCTGAGTGTAGATGCGCCGAGTCTGGCAATGTATGAATCTTGTGTCAAAAGACCGTTACTTCCCTGAGGGTCTCTTGTAAGTAGAATTTGTACAGGATTATATGAAGAGGGTACAAAAGTTGATGGGTATGGTTGATTATTATATATGTTTCTTGAACCGTTTCTAATCCAATCAGGTTCTGTAATCATTTCACCACTATCAACCGTCCCGTTACCACCGGTACCATAAGCGTTTCTTGGTCTCCATTCCCTTGCAGCAATTGGTGCTTGGTCTATGATGTGAGCATCTTGTTGTCCTGGTCCATACTCACCTTGGTTTGAACGTGTGTTATTCAATCCACCCACATCTCCAACAATTCTATACCCACCTTCAGCCCCAAACTGATTCAGAGGATAAAGTCTGTTGGCTAAAATTGGCGAATCAATTAAAACATCAGGACTGTCAGTAACCGACAACTGTGATTGTTGATACTCATATGTTATCGGGGGGTCAGGACGATTTGGAGATTTCGGGTAAGGTGCCAAATTTCTCGTCATCAATCGTGACCTGAACCTTTCGGAACTACTATAATCTAATGGGCTAGGCACTTGATACTTCTATTTAATCAATAAATAGGTAAACATTATTTTTTTTTAAAACTAAATTACAATTATGTTGTTACCGAATATTGTCCTTTTTTAGCAATCTTACCTGCTCTGAGTAAAGCACCCTCGGTTACCTCCAAAAGGGCTTGTTTCACAGTTTCGGGTGATTGTAAAATATATTCAGTGAAAGCAGGATAAGATGGCATACTACTGAAATCTGGTGGAAGTTTTACTGTAAGTTCTGCCGGTATAGGTGTTTTATCATCAAACGATACTTTCATATTCATTCCTGTTGTAGCCGCCCTTAAACCAGATTCATTTATTGCATTCAATAGTGGTAAAAAGGCCTTTGTTGATGCCGCATTCACAACAAACTCACCATCTGATAATCTTGTTTCTATAGAATCGCTTGTTGAAGTACCGGGTCCCCTTACTAAACCACCGGTGGCTCTACCTGGGGGTAATCTTCTTCCACCACCACCAAGTCCTATTTTTCCCAAGATTTCATTTAACATTTCGGTTGCTCCTCTTCCTCTATCCGCATAAACAGTTTGAATATCTTTTTTGAAAACATCGTAAATTGCTGGAGCTGAGGCTTTCATATAATCTTTTAATTTTGCTATTTCGTTTTGTTGTTCTCTTTCCCTCTGTGCTTCTGAAATTTTAGCATCTTGTATATTTTGTAATCTAGTTTTGAACTCTTCCATTTTTTCAAAAAATCCAGATTTTTCGTAACTCTTTCTCAGTGAATCTGCAACATCCCTCGTTGCATCCAACGAATTATTCACATTTCTCAAAACTCCTGGCATGTTAAAATATGTTTTAGATAATACCTCTCTTACCGCTTTGAATTCGGCTAATAATTTTTCACTTGTTGAAAGTTGAGCTTCTTGTATTTTTTCCAATGTTTTGGGTGCTTCCTCTTGTTGTTTAATCAATCTTTGGAAATCATCTTTATTTAAATTATACAATTTTTGTTGATATTCATTCCCTTTGTCATCTTTGATTGATACCTCATATTCTCCTCCTTCTCCCATTCTGGCAACGTTTGCAATCATTTTTTTGTCCTCTTCCGAAACATCAAAGTTTAATCCTGTGGTATTGATTTTTTTTAATTTATCATCCATTTCAGCCGCGGCGAGCGCTGTTCTTCTCATGTTTTCCGCACTGAGTCCTGTCTCGTCTTCCAAAGCTTTCATTGTGAGAATACCCTGAGGACTGACTCTGAAACTTTTAGTTTTTTCATCAAAATATGTGAAAGATTTCGCGACATTTATTATACTGTCTTGTAAACCTGATGGGTCGTTTATAGATTGATTCATCAATTGGAATGGGTCTGTGAGATTTCCCACTGAAACTCCTAATCTTTGAAATGCTGATGCCATCTTTACCGCATCCTCAGGATTTAATACTTTATCTGCAAAGGTAAAGGTTTCTTTCATATCAAACCTTAGTCTCGAAGCCTGTGCTGCCATTTTGGTCAATCCCATAACTCCTTCGTTGAAATTGTATCTCGAGAGTTGTTCAGTTTGTTTAACCACATCTGCCATTACAACTTTAGCATTCTGTCCAATCCTTTGAACATAAACTATGGAATCTTCTAAGTTATCTGCAATGTTTTGATATTGTATACCAACAGTCTCAAATTCTCCAACAATAGTTTGAACGTTTTGTCCTAAAAGTTTACCCACCGTGAATAAATCCTCAACGTCTTTCACGGAAGCAACTACATTTCTTCTTGTACCTGAAGCAATATCATTTATCGTTTCTGCGGCATCAGTATAACTACCACCTAAGGAAACTATAGTAGGAGCGGCTGATGAGATTGTTCTCATCATTTCCTGTAATCTTTGTCTTGTACCTGTAAATGCTTTGTTTAGGGCTTCTGCGGTAAGAGTTATGTCCTCGAAAGGCTTCAAAGCCGCTATAAGTGGATTTTTTGCCTCCGCAAGCGCTTTGTTCATTTCTGCGAAAGCTTCGGTAAACCTTTTTATGTTTTCTATGTCATTCTTGGTTGGTGTACCGCCCGTTCCTGTTGTTTGAAAAAACATAATTAAATATTATTCAATAAATACAAGACAAAAGTTTTTATTCTTTTTTGTGTTCCTCAACCCATTTATCCAATAGATATCTTCTGACAAATATGGGCATGTTCATAAAGTCATTATAACCAACATGAAAAAGGGTTGATAGATAATAATACTCGTCTATTTGGTTCTTTCTATAATCAGAAGAAAGGGCGAAAAAATTCGACCCCAAAACTAACGTTGACAGTTAGTTTTTCTCCTGAAGGGGCAATTACTTGTTTGGTTAAATCTAATCTTGGTTCGCTATCTTGCAAGAATTTTCTAATGTACTTGGAATCCGCTATGGGCATTTGTTCAATAAACTTAGCAATCTCCCCCTTATCAGAGTTACCATCAATCTCTACAATTTGAGATTGTAGAGTAAGAGTGACTCTCGGTGCAGGTCTGTTAGTCGGGTAACTTTCAAATGTTTTTTGTAGTTGGTTTTGTTCCCCAAAGGTTAGTAGTTTTAATTTTACAGATGCTCCCGAAACAGGTAGTTTTGTTGAAAATGTTCCGTCTTCGTTTGGCTCATTTGAACTTTGTTTGATATCCAACTCTGCTAACGATATGTTTGCTTCAAAACTTTTTTTAGTTGATGGGTCTGTCACATTCATTGTAATGTAGGGTCCAAAAGATGTATTCCTTAAAAAAATGAGGATGGCTTCGATATCCCCTTCCAATAAGTCATCTATTTTAATATCAGGTTCATAAATTTTGTGTCTCAAAAGTGCGCCTGTCAAATCGTTTGTATTACCCAAAAGAATATTTTCATCCGATGCAGTAAGATATCCTACTTTTACTGATTTTTTTTTATTCTTATAAAATTTTCCCCCTGATGGAAATGTTACAACATCATGAGGAAGTGTGAAATTTTGTTGTCCGTATTCTCTACTTTGGTCCTGCATAAAAAAAATTTAACCGTGAAGTTTATGTCTCCACGGTTAAATATATAAGTTTTATTTTTATTCTAAATACTATTAGTATACCAACACACAACGGTCAGGACGTAAACCACAAGTAATATCTGCCAAAGCGTCATTACTATAGGCCAGTGAACCGAAATTTGCACTTGTTAGGAAAGTTCCGTACAATATCCACTTCTCTACAACAACTCCTGTTGGGTCCAACATTTCAAGGTCCACATCTTTTTTGTAACCCGCAGCATAACCCATACGACCTGTCACTGATTCAGCATGTAAACGAACCCATTCCATCAGAGCCTGTGCCGCTGAAGGACCAATTGGGTCTCTGAATTTAACTTGTATTTCATCCCAATTGAATCTACCAGCAACAAATGTTGATGTATTCAAAAATTGAATTTCTGTAGAATTTATTTTGATAGATGGTCTTGAAGCAGATTCAACAAACCATTCGTTGATACCCATGCTTGAAGGAAACCTCAAAATAAATCGATTCTGCCGTTTCGGTTCGTAGGGTAAGGGCATCTTCATCAGTAAATCAGCCATATAATAAAAGTTTTAATTTCTGTGTTTATATGTTATAAATATAGTACTAGTGAAAATTTTTTCCTATTTACTTTTTTTTTAAAAAACTCATCTTTATTTTACTTCTTTTTTGATTCCTCCAGCAGTAGAATAAGTCTTTACTAGTTCTGGTTCATCTTCAAAAGCTTTTTTCATCACTTCTATATTCTTTAAATCATCATCTGAAAATCCTATGGTAGGTATAGATGGAATGAATTTATTTCCTATATCCATTTTAAGATAACTCCTTTTGTTTAGCAAGGCCGCCATTCCTCTAATATAGTCTACAAATTCTTTCATCGCAATAACTTTACCGTGTTCGGGATTTGTGGCTCCAATATCGTCACCAAAAGAAACAGGGTGGTATTTGTTTAGTTCTAAATAAGTTTTAATAAGTTCTTCGTTTGTCATTTCTTGTTCACCAGCGAAGGTTCTATATTTTTTTAAATTTTTAATAACTTGATTTTTATCTATTCCTTTGAAATCTGAGACTATGTAATTGTAAACAGCTTGTTTGAGAGTTCTTGGATTGTGACCCCTAGCTGTAATTATAGCAAAAATAGAACCATTATTCACAGCCTCTACAAAATCTTCCCACGCTGGACCAGGTTCCGCTTTCATAGCGTCAGTTAAAAATTGTTTGTCTCCGTCTACTCTGAAATCTCTGAAAGCGTTAGGAGCAAAATCAACAATTGTATTACCTCTATATTTGAAGGGTCCCTTACCGATTTTACTCCTATACTCTGCAAAATCCTCTGTACTCATACCTACCTCATCACCCTCCTCGTCCAAAAGAAAAATTTCAGTCGGCATATGTACAATGTTGTCATCCCAATCAAAAGCATAATACTTTAAATCTGGTGTACCCTCTGGATTTATCCCCTCTCGTAATTTAGTTTTCATTTTGTAATAAAAAAGTGGGGGGTCTAAAACCCCCCGTTTTTATTAGATATTTTCAAACGAAGCACCTGTTGGTGTAATGAAGAATTCGATATCTATGAATTCTAATGCCTTCGTTGGTTTAAGATATATTTTACCTGTAAGTGTATTTCTATCTAAATCTTCTGGTGATGATGAAACTGTTACACGGAAATCATACAAACCTCTATCCCTTCTGATTGAATCAAGAATCGGATTGACACTATCCAAGAACTGTTGTCTAACTATTTGGTCATTTTGTTCAAACAACAATCTAACCGCGACAGCTGAAATCAACTTACGAGCTTGCAACAACAATCTTCTAACATTTAATCTGTTTAGTGCTGTATCTGCCACTTGAAGTGTTTTATTACCCCAAATTACTGTTCCTACATCAGCGAACGTAGCAATCGGGTTGATTCTTCCTTGGTATAGAGTGTCTCTATCTTGTTGTGTTAGTTTCACTCTCGCTTTGATTGAGTTCACTAAACCTCTCGTATAACCTGCCGATGCAAACCATGGGAAAGAAATATTATCTGTTAAAGCTAAGTTTCTACAAACTTCGCCGGTTGGTGGAATGTAAATTTGTGTATTATTTACAGTATCCCTTACTAAAATCCACGGGTAATAAGTTGCTGTGTAGTTAGAGTCAATGCCTGTATTATCAAGATTATCTACAGCTGATTGTGGGTAAATAACTTGATTTTGGTCAGTTGAATCTGGAAGTAACATGTTGTAGTCAGGTGTTGTAACAATATAAATTGAGTCAGCTCTTTGGAATTGAATCATATCTATCGCAGCTTCTACGAGTGTCTGATTATAAACATAATCGATACTTGCTGTTGCAAAAACATTTATATTCGTAGACTCAGGATTTTGAAAAGTTAAAATACCAAGTAGATAAGCGTAGTAGTCTGTGTTAGCAAAACTCTGACTATCAGCATCTACAGTAATATTTTTGAAAGTACCAAAACCTGTAGCGGTTGGGTATCTTGCTGTAACACAAGCACCTGCCAAATATCCTGTACCACCTAAAGCGAATCTATCTTCGTTAGTTCTCCTTTCTTCGTAAATGTCCCAACCATCAAATCCTCCAGCCATACACAAAGTGAATTTCCTTGCATAGATGAAATAATAAGGATTATCTGGATTTTGGGGGTTTGATGTAAAATCAGCAACACCACATTCAAAAGCGGTCTGACCACTTGTTGTGTATTCATTTCCAATAGTTACCACTGTAGCTCCTGAATCTAAATGGAAACCTTTTGTCAAACCATTCCAAGGAGCCGATTCAGTTGCAAAACAAAAATCAATTACAGGATTCTTCTGTCCGAGATATTGTAAGAAAGCGTCTTCTATAGAAAACAAATAAGAAGTAGACATACCTAAATATGTTCTACGAACTACATCCCCCGGAGAGGTTACGCTATTAGCTCCTCCTGCTGCTGACCCAAATGGAGGGTCAAGAACAACTTCTTGAGGAAAATTGTATTTTGTCTTGTAAAAAATCATAGGTGCTTGAACACTTGTACTACCATAAATTCTCTGATTAAATCCGTTGAATCCACAAGGTATGGCGTCTATTGGTGCATTTTCCGCCATCTCAACCATTATGTATTTTGAAATTAGAGCATACTCTCCATCATAGGAACCAATTTTCTTAGCAATAAAATTATTACTAGCCGGGTCCAAAACACAATTCTGAAATTTTTCAATTACGATAGGATTTGAATCTGTATCAAAGAATTGTCTTACTAACACGTCAAAAGTCATATTATCAAACGAAAGATTCGCAATAGAAATCTTTACTTCTGTATTTGCCGCATCACCATCTGAAATTGAGATGAATCTAAATAAGTTGTATACTTTATTACCTCTCAATTCGGAAACTAAGTAAGGAGATTTTGGTGATTGGTATCTTTGTAATTTCCATGCTATAGAATCCGAAGCTAGACTTCTTGCTGAATCGAGTGCAATCATATTACAATTCAATCCACGAATATAACTTTGGTTGTAAGCATATTCCAACGAACCAGAATAAAGCTCCTCAACGAAAATTGGGGTTTCAAATCTTGGTTTATCAAAATTACCAATACCTAAAACTTTCGTAATAAATTGCGGTGAAGTTGCTAGTAATGAGTTTTCGAATGAAAAAGTATTCCCATCTCTTGTAACGCCACTAAGTAGGAAAGTTGCAAACGGGTCTTGAGTAACACCTGAGTATTGATTTGTGCAAATCATATCCAAATCTGTTGTACCTGTGACCTCATATATCGGGCCATGGTTAGGACTTGAATTACTATTTGTGTATAATGAAATACCTCTAGACCTCAAAGTTGCTACAACCATGTTATTGAAATCGGGATAAGCAGTACCTGAAAAATTATAAACGTTACCTGACACTGAACCTGTGAAAGTACCAGAGCCAATATCCTGTAAACTGTCAATATAAAAATCCCAAGAATAACCAGTATATGAATTATTCGCACCTGGTTCGAAAGTAGCATAAAACCACGTATCATTATCTGAGGAACTCAAATCGTTAAAAGCCAAATTTAAATTGTTTACTCCAAAAGCATTATTAGTAGTACTGTAGACTGATGTAATACTGTTATAATCCCCATCAGGAACAGAACCATAAAAAAACGAAGAAGTAGCACTCAAAGAAGTATCCGCTAAAACTTGTTGTATGTAGTTATCCAAACTTTGTTGATAGGTAGAAGTACTTCCGTTGGACAAAATATATTGAGATGTAAAATCATTCGATACATCTGTAGGGAACGTATTACCCCAAACAGTTACACTAGCTGTAGTTGCGGTGAATGTATTTGTAAAAGATGTTGTACCTGTTGAATCAACGGTTGTTGGGTCAACGTTAGCAATAGTTGTAATGGACCAAGATGGGCCTGCATCATAACCTGACAAACCTAAAACTCTTGTGACAAATAATTGATTAGATTGTTGTAGGTATGATTTAGCTATATAAGCTGCTTCATATTTTGGAATTTGAGTATTTACAAATTTTACAGGTTCAGTACCCCCAAAATAAGCTTGAAACTCATCATAGTTTGTTATGAAGATAGGTTCAAAAGCCGGACCTTTAATTGTCTCTCCTACGAGACCTAATGTTGTTACCCCCACACTCTGTGCCACGAACGATAAGTCGGTTTCAGAAGTGTAGACACCAGGTGACACATATACTTTTTGATTTACTTGTGCTGTTGCCATTATTAAATTATTCTATTGCAGATTTATTTTACTGATAAATATTCTAATAATTATGAAAAAACTTTGATTTATAATATCTATTTGATAGTAGGCAGAATAAATTCTACCTTTTTTCTACCATGAAAAAGAAGAAAGAAATAAAGAATATTAAAATAGACCCCGCAGTTCACGATTTACTTAAAACATATTGTGAAAAAAGGGGGATAAAAATTTATAAGTTTTTGGAAAACTTGATATTAGAAAAGTGTAAAGAAAAGAAAGATATATATGGAGAAAATTAAAATAAATTATTCTCCAAACTTATCATAGCTTCTTTTGTATTATCAATTTTTACAACAGTGACCTGTAATGTGTCTTGATTAGTTACCTGTATAAGAGGGACATTTGTTCCGTAAAAATTACCATTTATATAGACTTCGTAAGAACTAACATTTTCTAAATTAATAATTTTCATATCTGCAGTAAAATATATTTTGTCTGTCAGAGAAGTGTTACCTATAACAAACAAAAGCTCCGAGGGAAAAGACTGTGGTGACTTCGGCCAAACTTCTCTTCTTCTTCCAAAGTTTGTACTATCTATTTCAAAAACCTGTGCCATTCTTTGGATGGCCGGTTTAACTTCAAATTCTTCTTCATCTATCAAATATCCCATCATTATAAATTCATATGATTGGATATAAAATTTTCTTGAATCAATATTTAGTTGTGATTCATCAGAAATATTCTGCATTATTATTGGAACATATTGACCTTTGATAAAAGTATATGCTTGTCTAGAAGCAAAAGTTTGAAGAACACCTTTATTGAGTTGGTTTAACTCCCTCATTCTGTTACAAATTATTTTTACAGAATATGTGACATCAACGGGGACAGGTTGTGGAATCGTATATATATCCATACCTTGCATGTTTCCATCCCATGTAGGTACCGAAGCATAATAAAATTGTTTTCTGTTTGGTATGTTCCATCTAAGTGCTGGATTTGTACCGTATTTTACTTCGGGTGTTCTAACGACAGTAATAAAAGGTGGCTCAGGATTATTGTCCAAATCTACAAACTTCCATGTTTCAACGTATTGAGACCAATTCTGTGTGGTCAATATAATATCTAATACAGGTATAGTTTTTCCTGCGGTAACTACTTTGAGTTCATTTTTAACAAAATCCAACATACCCCTATCTAAGTCAGCATGTAAAACAGACTTAGGTAAATAAGTTCCATCCTTGTTTATATATTCCAAAAGTTCTTCCCTTCTTGAATATAAAGTTTTTTTGGGAACTAACGGCAGTGTTGGTTTTACTTGTTTGGGTAGCGGCATATTACTGAGTTATGTAAATTTTATTTCTCATGTTCACCATTTCAACTTCCTCAGCAAAATATATTGGCTTGTTTGTACCTTTTAAAACAAACGTATCATTCACATATGGATTGTAAGTTACAATTAAATCACTATATGGTTCTTCAATTCTATCACATGGAAATTCACAAAAATCTAAAAGAGTTCCTATAACAAAAGCATGAACATTTTTTCTTTTTTCATCTCTGACTCTTTCTTTACCGCCAGGTCTAACTCGGAACTCAACGTCTTTAAGTTTCACATAATCAGCATGCATAATAACTTTTCCCAAATATGAAATCGAAAATGTTTCTCTGTTTAAGTTATAGTAAACCATAACTCGTTGTCCCATAAATAATGAGTCAAACTGTGACTCTGTAATTATCAATTTCATTATATTCCTCTAAATTCATTTTCACTAACCCAAGTCGCCTCTATAGTTCTATAGAAGGGCTTATAGCCAGCGTACGTATGTTTATTATCAGATTTTACTCTTCCATCGTTTATGACCGTATAATATCTTACTCGGTCCTCTGTTTCATAATAACCAAAATAATCTCCCATATTTACCTCAACCTGTAAATCATCTAACGTTTTTTGATAAATGGAGAATTTCATACTTCCCGGCTCTTGTTGTTTGACTCTTGAAGTTCCTAATAATTTATTTGTTGGAGCTAATATTTGTACCAACCCTTTCAATTCTACAGGAGCCATAAACTGAATACCATCCTCCAAAACCTCCCCATAGACATCATCAGTTTTAGTTTTATATCTATCAATTCTGTATAACACAACAGTAAAATTCATATCACCAATCAACCACTCTTCACCCATGTCAATATCTAAAGCAAAATCCTCCCCACCGAAAAATTTACCTAACCTTGTTATAGGAACCAACTTTTGCATATATTGATAAATAGTTTGAGTTTTATTATATTACAAGTAAAAAATTTTCAGAACCAATGGAAATACGTCCACCAAGTAAAATATATCTCAAAGACAGCCCGTTACACGGATTAGGTGTTTTTTGTTCGGAAGAGATTCAGTATGATGAAATTATAGATACCTGTCCCTTTCTACTATTTCCTCATAGAAGACAAGAAAAATTACCCTTTTTTCAAAATTATGCTTTTTGTTGGCCTAAATCAGAAAATTGGATAAACCATGTTTTAGTTTTAGGATACGGTTCATATTACAATCACAATGAGGTTCCAAACGTAAGTTGGGATTCTGACACAGATAGAAATGTTTTTGTTTTTAAATCTTTGAGAAAAATTAAAGTTGGTGAAGAACTTTTTATAGATTATGGAAATGGTGTTAAATTTTAATTGAATTTATATTGTCGAACACTTTAGAATCAAAAGCAATTTCATTATTAGAAACCTACGATGGGGCTAATAATTATATCTTAGAACTCAAAAGGAAATCTGAGATAAATAAAAAGTTTTACCCAACAAGAAGTCAGGCCGAGTACATTATAAATAACTTTGACAAACAACCCAAAGTTGCCAAAAAATGGGTTATACTTGATGCTTATTTCGCACAAAAATTTGCGGATGATAGGTTACTTCATCAAATTCCGGAAAAAATTTGGGTGGAAAAATTATTAGCAGAAAAAGAAAAAGCTTATCACATATGGGGTAGATTTTTTGAGACAGACCAATTGAATGAATTTTGGATTCCTAAAGCAGCAATGATTAAAGACAACACGGTTAAAGATGTTGTTTTAGATTTCGAAAAATATTCTAATAGACCGCCTTTATCTCATCAGAAAGAAGCAATTCAAAAATTAGTTGAGAACAAAAAATATATTTTAGCTGACGATATGGGTTTGGGTAAAACCACCTCAACCATAATTGCATCTTTGGAATGCGGGGCAAAAAAAGTATTGATAATATGTCCAGCAACTCTAAAAATAAATTGGAAACGTGAAATAGAAAATTATTCAAAAAAATCTATCTATATCGCAGAAGGTAAAAACTTTGACCCTAATTACGATTTTGTAATAATAAACTACGACATAATAAAAAATTTCCATGACACTAAAAGAAAAGATGAATCGCAAATTATTAGCGCCAATTTTGATTTGGTTATTGTTGATGAAGCACACTATATCAAGAATGCTCAAGCACAAAGAACCAAACTAATAAATGATATTGTTAAAAAAGTTGATAGAATTTGGTTGTTGACAGGAACACCTATGACCTCGAGACCCATAGATTATTATAATCTTTTGAGTTTGGTTGATTCACCTGTTGCAAAAAATTGGATGGCTTACGTAATAAGATATTGTAGTGGATATCAATTTAGGGTCGGCCCAAGAAAGGTTTGGAATGTCATGGGTGCTTCAAATTTGGAGGAGCTTAGAGACAGAACCTCAAACCTAACATTGAGGCGATTGAAGGAAGACGTACTTGATTTACCTGACAAAATCATTACTCCAATTTATCTGAGATTAAAATCCAAGGAATATGAAGAAGTAATGGGTGAATATTATAATTGGTACGAGAAAAATCCTGAAGAATCTAAATCACTTACAGTTCAATTTACTAAGCTCACCAAAGTCAGACAAATAATTGCAGACGAAAAAATAACACAAACAATAGAGCTAGCGGAAAACATAATTGAACAAGATAAAAAGGTTATAATTTTTTGTAATTTTACAAACTCTTTAAATAAAATTTTAGAACATTTCGGAAAAACTGCTGTCAAACTTGATGGTTCTATGTCCAAAACTGAGAGACAATTTTCAGTAGACCAATTCCAAGAAAATGAAAAAATAAAAGTTTTTGTGGGAAATATAAAAGCCGCGGGAGTTGGAATTACCCTTACCTCAGCTGAGGCTGTAATAATGAATGATTTATCTTTTTTACCTTCGGACCATTCACAGGCTGAGGATAGAGCATATAGATATGGTCAAAAAAGTAATGTGTTAGTTTACTATCCCATCTTTGAAAACACTATCGAAGGAATTATATATGATATATTGAATAAAAAAAAACAAGTTATCTCTACCGTATTGGGTGATAATAACAACTCCGCAGACTATGTTGAAGAAATTCTCCAAAGAATCAACGAAATGAGATAATCTCATTATTTATAGAAAAAACTCTATGAATGTAAAGAACGAAAACAAATCCGAATCACAAAGAGAAATATTGATTGAGGAAATGAAAAAAATCGGAATTGAAAAATTACCATACTCCTACTCAGCTCTGAAACCCTTTATTGATGCCGAAACTATGGATTTCCATTATAATAAACATTATAAGGGATATGTAGACAAATTAAATCAGGCTTTATCGAAAAAGAAAATGGGGGATTGGGATTTAGAAAAAATTATAAAAAATATTAGTAGATACGACAAAACAGTCAGAAACAACGCAGGTGGGGCATTTAACCACGCACTTTTTTGGAACATGTTGACACCCACACCCGTTAGATTAAAGGGCGAACTACAAAAGAAAATTTTTTCTGAATTTAAAACATTTACAAATTTTAAGAAAAAATTTGAACTTATTGCCAAAGAAAGATTTGGTTCAGGATGGGTTTGGTTGGTTCTAACAAAGAACAATAAACTCAAGATAATGTCAACCCCTAATCAGGACAACCCTCTAATGAACATTATTGAAGGTGGTGGTTTTCCTTTATTAGGTCTTGACCTTTGGGAACACGCATATTATTTGAAATATAAAAATAAACGCGATGAATACATTTCTAATTTTTGGAAAGTAGTGAATTGGGATTTTGTTAGTAAATTGTTTGAATTGAAAACACAAACAAAGTTATTAGAAAATAAAATATCCAAACAAATAATGACAGAAGGTAAATCTTATATTGTGGATTGTTCAACAGAGGACGAAAAATTTTTTCAAAATTTGATGAAAGACAATGAAATAAGTAAATTATATGGAATGGGAATCTATGCCGCCCTTAAACAAGTAGATTGGTTAGAATTTAAACCTAAAGACCCTGAAAAAAATATAATGCAAGGATTTTACAAAAATGGAGAAAGGCACAACATCAGTTATTTAGCAGGTAACTACAGAGCTTTTTGTCTAATTACCAAAAGTGTAAACAGATTACTCAAAGATAATAATCGTGATATATTACATTTTCAAAACAGAACACCAAAAGAACAAGTGCTCGCAGTAAAAAAACTCACATCAATTTTAAAAAAATACTCCAGTAAAATATTTGTTGAGGATTCCCCTTTCTTTCAAAAGATTATGTCAAACTTGAGTAATAGTAAGACAAAAGGGGACAAGGTAGAAAATCAAACGAAAAAAAGATTGGAGAATGAATTCGGATTAGAAAATGTAGATATTCAAAGTGAGTTTGGTTCCGAAAGTGATAATCAAGGGACAGACGGTCAAATTTTCAAAAATGAAAAAATAAATACTTTTCAAATCAAGCCATTAACAAATTACAAAATAGTTGATGATTTAGTTTACGTAGAAACCACCGGTAAAATTTTACCTTATGAACAAGATTGGATGATTTTCACCAATAAATTCGAAACAATAATTTTAGAAAATAATGCCACAACGTTTGGTAGTAACGCTTACATATTCCCTGTCAGTAGTTTGATTTATACCTTAGTATGATATTTATAAAATAAACTTGTCTATGGCAGTAATCCCTGAACCAGAAAGAAGTAGAATATATACAAGAATTAAACATCAATTAGGAGCACCTTTAAGAAGTGTTGAATTGACGGATGAAATGTTGGATTCTTTGATGGAACTATCTATTGGAGATTATGAAGAATATGTTTTACAATGGCTAATTGATAGTCAATGGGTAAACTTAGTCAATTTAAACATGAATGAAAAATCTGTGGCAAGAGCATTGGTAACAAGAACCATGGATTTTGAACAACAATTCGCGTACTCATATTCAAAAATTGTTGGTTTACAAACAATGGGGCCTTGGGTTTTAAAGAAAGACTATTTCGTTTTAGAAAGAAACAAACAAAATTATGAAATTCCTGCAGGTAGAGAGGTAAATGAATTATTATGGTTTTCCAATCAACCGTGGACCGCTTTTGGATTAGGTGGTATTGGTGGATTTGGTTTTGGGGGTATCGGTTTAGGTGCTAACGAAGCTGGTTACGCTCAATTAGGTTATCAAGGTTCTTATTTTATGATGAGTGGTTTTGATTACTTGATTAGGATGCAAGAAGCAAATATTCTAAACAGAATATTGGGCGGTTCTCTGACATATAGAATTACAGGATTACCGGACGGTAAGAAAAATATATTTTTATACAACACTCCTGGAGGTCGTTTTAATTGGAGTAATTACAGTTTATATGAGGGTAAGGCCGTATGGTATTGGTACTACGACGTAGGTCCTGATGATAGAGCCGATTGTCTCAAAGCAAACCCTGACATAATTAAACTACCTACTGACGTACCAATTTCTGAATTGAGTTGGGAAGAGTTGAATGTTCCGGGTCAACAATGGGTGAGAAGATGGTTCACAGCTTATGCAAAAGAGACTTTATCAAGGGTCAGAGGAAAGTATAGTGGAAATCTAAAGACACCTGATTCTGAGTTGATTATGGATTATCAAATACTTCAAACAGAAGCTAAAGATGAAAAATCTAAACTATTGGAAGAGTTGATTGGTGCTGAAGGATGGCTCACAAGACTAAGACCTGAAAAAGTTATGGAAAGAGAAGCTCAAATAGCAGAAAATTTGAATAAACAAATGAAATTCAGGGCAATGCCTCGACAAATATACGTAATATAATGGCAATCGTAAAAAATATACCATCAAAGAGAATTATAAACGGGTTTGCAATAGAAACTTCAGATAGTTCTGTTGTGACTGAAAAAGATTATAAAGTAACTGGAGAAGCGGTAATTGTCGTAAGAGGAGTGCCTAATGCAACTCTAACTTTGGACTCTATGACATCAGACCACGTTGTTGTTAAATCTATGACAAACTTGAAAGTAAAACCCGACATCAATAAGATTGATGAAGAATATGATGAAGTTGATTTGGACAAATTTGCCTGTGTAGAATTTAAATTTATAAGGGACACCTGGTATATACTTTCTTCAGACGGACTCAAGAACTCCTAATTGGTCTTTCCAATTTTCTTCCGCTAATTCGTAAATATATTCTGGACTTAGACCCCTTCTATCCCAATAATTTATTTCTTGTTCAGTAATATCCAGAACATCTTCTTTTAATTTGTCTTGGTCGCCTTCTTCGAATGGCATACCATTTATCAGTTCGCATTGAGCGGTTGTGAATATACCTCTCTGTTCTGGGTCAGTCACTAGCAAATTATCACGTACTTCTTGTTGGAAGACTACTAACAAAGGTTCGATTCTTTTGTTAAAAGTAACAATTGCTCTTGGAACGTTGTACTCACCTGTCAGGTTTGGATTATTGTCCAAAATATCACCCTTCAACATATAACAGTTAACAATCACACCATCTTCTATGGGTTTTAAATTTGGATTTTGTACACGATTGTATTCATTCAAATCTTTGATTTGTTTTGCAGTCATTTTTTGTACATCTCCTTGAGATGCCTTTTTTCCGTTGTTTACATACATTATAACGTCACCAAGATTCACGTTTAAACCTTCTTGTATTGCTAACTCCATGTGGGCCATTCTTGACATACTATTACCAGCTTTGGTCTTTTGTGTCAATCTTTTTCTATACTCATCTAAGGTCAACTTCACTTTTGCTCTCTGAGCGATTTGAGACAATGGAATTTTTTGGTCGAAAATTATTTGAAGATATTCATAATAATATTCAATGAAATCTTTACCCTTACCTTCTAACAAAAGTTTGATTCCTTTGTCCAAGAAAGTTTCAATATAAAGAGGGAGTTTTTTTGATTTGATGGAATTACCCGTAAGTTTTATTTTACCCTTGGCATCCATCACAGCATAGTTCTTCCTTGCCAAATTGATACACGAAGGCCAAACACCATCGGTATCTAAAGCCATTTCACCCCTCATGAAAATATCATTATACTCCGCAACGTCTGCTTCGGGTCCTGTATATTCTTTACCAACTTTTACCTTCCAATTCAAACCTCGACCTATGTACCTATGTTTATCTACATCATCAGGACTAGAGAAGTTCACACCATCAGTATCCATAACTAATGGAGTATAACCCCGAGACATAAAAAATTTAATCATCTGCCGTAGATACTGACGACCTGTACAAGTAATCTGTTCACCCATGTACATATCACCCCAAGCAAAAACCTGAGGTGCGGATAGAGCCCCGAACATTGAATTGATGAAGATTTTAATTGGTAATTGTTTATTCGAATAGGATGCTGATTTTTGTGGGTCAGTCTTCTCAAATTCTTCGGCAAGTTGTTTATAACGGATACGGGTGTCTCGAAAATATTTTAACATTCCTTTCATTGCACCTGTGACATCACAATCGGGAAAAACATCGTGTACAAGCTGAATAGAAGGGTATAGAGAGGAGAAGTCTAACTTCAATACATTCTTACTATATCCTACCTTAAGTAGTCGGGAAAGACCTCCTACGAAGTCTGTTTTAGATTGTTTTTCTGGAATGGCTAACTTGTGTTTATATGACCAAGCCAACATCAACATTTTCCAAAGAGTAGCGGTACCCATAGTGGCAACTCTCTCATAAGTTGTGGGAATCATTGACGCCAGTAGGAATGAAGCTTGGTTGAATTCTTTATCAACCGCCAAAGTTTCCTCAAGGTCATCATCGAGGTATCTTTCAACAAGGTTATCTCCGGTTGTTTTTATATAAATGTCAGGTCTTTTGGAACAAGCATTATCTATTTCAGTATCTAAGCCTGATTTTTTATACTTTCCATTTTGTGTATTCAACCAATATTCTTCTTTTTTCTCATACATTTTTCCAATATCAGTGTGTTCAATATAAACACGGTCCGCAGACTCTTTACCGATAAATTTAGTAATGTATTTAAGACCTGCGGCCTTGATATTAGAATTGATTGCTTGAGCTCTCCTAACAGCATGAATAATGTCAATTACGTTATAACCCCATATTGATGTTTGTAAATAATCCTCAACTTCGTTGGCTAGTTTGAGAATGGATTCTTTTCTTGTGTAAGAATGTTGGGGGTGTAAGGATTTTATTGACTTTCTCAAATCAATTCCCAAAATCTGACTTCTTTGAAATATCCAATCCCAATCGAAGTTCGCGGAATTATAACCACCGATGATACTTGGTTTAATTTCATCTATGACTTTGAAGAATTCTAAGATAGCGTTTTTTTCATCTTTTTCTTCTAAACATTCTATAACTCGGTGATATCCTTTATTGGTTTTGATACCAATCATAAAAATTCTACCTTGTTTTGGGTCCAACGCATTTGTTTCCAAGTCAAAAACTAACCTTGTTACGTCATCGTAATCGAGGAACCCTTTGAATAATCTTTTCTCTTTGGAAATTAGATATTGTTCTACGGGAGGTAAAACTAAAATTTTATCTTTTGTTTTTTCACCCCACGGGTCACAACCACCATCACGGAAAAATTGAATCAACTCTCTATATCCTTTCAAGGATTTGACCATGAATGTCAGACCATTTTGTAATCGTTCGTTATCCTTGGTTTCTAACTTTTCAATAACAATTCCATATTTTGACATAGCTTCTTTCTGTGCTATTTTGGAATCGTTGTAAAACTTTAGTCCACGTAAATCACCGACCCAAGCAAAGGGAATAAATGTGTCCTTTCTAATTTCTTTACCTTTATTAGGTATCTCTTTAATTTTGAAAATAGAGTTTGAAACATAATCAAACTCAATGGCGACGATAAATTCTTCGGGGTCATTTCCTTGTAGGAATGATTCAATCTCTTGATTACTAATCATATAACTTACGAGTGGTTTATTGGCTTTCACAATATTGTGAAGTTTACCTTACTCATTCAGCCATAAATATAGGAAAAAAAAGAACACAATCAAACTTTAACATGGACCTTCATATTCAATTACAAGACCTGAATTATCAACACGGTAATACCCCGTCAAAGAATCTGTACTATTAGTATACCAAAGGTTTCCACCATCAAATGGAGTAGTTAAACTACTATCTGTATAAAAAATAGTAACACCTACTATCACATCGAACCAACCGAGCTCTGATGAATATATTGTTTGAGTAAGTGTTTTTGGGTCACATAAAGGTAATACGGAATCACCTGAGGAAATATTATATGGTGCGGATGCCGGAGTATTAGATGGTGTAATTGTAGGTGTTGGCGTAGGTGTGTTAGTTTGGGTTGGTGTAATGGTTGGAGTTGGTGTCACGGATGGATATGAAGAAAAAGAACAAGAGACTAAGGAGGACGCACCCACAAATTGAGTATTATGAACAAATGAACCACCAAAAGGAGAATTCATTTCAAATTTATAAATTCCCAAAAGGGTAAAAAGGTATGTTTTTCCTTCAAACTGTGCAATCCCTAATGGATTATTAAACGAACTATTTGAAACTGATTGAATTTGACTTCTAAATTCAAAATTACCTGTATTGTAATCGTACTGGTCTATTCCTATATAATAGACTCCAGAAATCTCTTGGAACCAACCATTTAGAAATTTACCATCACTTGTTATCATAAAAGTCCAATTTGAATTCTGTGGAAGTGTAAATTTTATAGTCCCACTCATCTGGGTTTGGGGTGGTGCCGGGATTGATAATTCCCATACATTCCAATCATAATCCACGAAAACTAATTTGTTTGGGCCGGCAACACTTAAACCCCAAGAATTATTTAAAATTGGAACATTTGAAGGAAAATCCAACAACCTGTAATTCGGAGAAATTGTATATGGTGGCTGTCCAGAAATATTCCATTCCCTAATAGTATATCTAAAACCAAATGGCGCGGGATATAATAACCATAAATTATCATTTGTATGAGCGACTTGCCATGGATTTAAACCACCACCACTATTTGGGACTTGAAAGTTTACACTTATATCCAACAATGGATTATAATAGTAAGTCTGTCCAAAATTATTCAATGTAATTAAAACACAATCAGGTAATGTTGAAAAAATTGTTTCGATAAAAATAGAATTTTCAAAAAAATTAGAGTAAGAAAGTGTTTCATCTAAAACCCAAAAAGATTTTGATTGGTTTGGGTTCAAAGGTACTTGATATTCCCACTCAGAGGTAAAACATTTTTGATAATTGAACGTAATTATATTGTCACCTGTATTCGATATTTTAATTTTTTTACAACTCATATCGAAAATGTATTTAACAACATCCTGTCTCGGAAATGAAACTATCTTGTACGTTTATATATAATTCCTCTCTGATTGGTAATATTAAATTTCCCTCATCATTCTTGATAAGAAATTGACCTTGAAATCTACCTACTGTATTTGTATCTCGTGAAGTGAATCTAAAATAAACATAGTATTCTGGTGTAGCACCCAAAGGGAGAGTAATGGAAGTTATGTAACAAGGAGCAGAGACAACTTTGGGTATACCAGTCTCGACGTTTATCATGGTAAAATAAATTGTTGAGATTGGTAAAGCCTCCATTAGCTCCAAATATCCTGCTCTGCCATCTTTTACAACTTGCATTTTGAGAAGTGGTAAAGTGGCATTTTTTTTGATGAAAAATTCCATAACAATAAATATACTGTTATGACTCTTTACGTAACTTTCTATCGTAGTGGTCGAACCTATTATGTTCGGTTGGTGTCATAAGAAGCAAGCCGGGTTTGAGTTTACCTGTAACAGTCTGTTGATACATATAACTCATCCATGTTTGTTCAAATGGGTGTGCCCAAGTTGTTTCCAAAAACATTTTTTTATTACCCGGTCTTGAAACTATTTGGGGCCAATTACAATAGTATATTTCACCTGTCGCATATGGTATACCCTTATGTGAATCAATTTTGGTGAATTTTGTTTTGGGTGCATTTGGGTCTAATCCCATATTTGGAAGACGAGGTTTTTCAGGCCAAAATTTTAATCTCACATCTTGAGGTACATTATACCAAGACCATTGAGTACTATTATCACCGAAAAATTCTGAAAAATTTAATTTTAAAAAATCGAAATTTTCTTTTTTAACAATTTCTAAAGATTTAGAATATAGATTATCTGTGAACCTATTGAAACCATTTTTACAAACTTCTTGATTTGGATAGAAAAACATATCATCTTCAAAAAAAAGATAGTAATCTAATTCGGTTTCTTTATCAAAGTGTTCTGCAATCCATTGTCTCCCACCACAAATTCCTAAGTTGTCCTTTTTTATTTCTTCAAAATCATACTCGTCACATAATTGACTATAAGTTGAATCTGTTGTCCTATCAGTCGAATTATTCAAAAGAAATTTTTTTGTTTTCAATAAAAAATCTTTATCATAAGAATTCATTGATTGTATTAGGGTTTCAAATTGTTCCGGACTATTGAATGAAATGACATACAAACCTACCTTGTTTGTATCTAAGGATTCTTGAGAAACAAAACCACTTTCAGATTTTACTTGTAATTCATTATTTTTTAAATCCTCAAAAAATTTACCTATGAGACCATTACCTTCTATTTCAAAATAATTTATCAAATCTGAGTGTTTGTAACACATAATACTGAAAATAGATTCTTCTGTTCCCATCAAACCCATGTCCAAGGTAGATTTCAATAAACCATAATAAATAGAATTTATTTCACCTATTGTATATTTTGGACCTCCGAAAAAACCACCTCTTGCAACTTTGTCCACTTTATCACCTGCAATCTCATTTAGTTTTGAATATTCAAAACCGTGAATTTCATTATCCGCCTCATATGGAAAACAAATAAAAGAAAATTTCGAAATATATTTAGAAAGATTATTTAGGACTTTGTCGTGTGTAAAATATCCTGGGTGTACTGTGTTTGTTATACCTCCATCAATCCAAAACATATACTCAGAGTTAAATTGGTCCATAATTTTCGCGTCATGAAGTAGAAAAACTTTTGACATAACCAAAGGGTTATAGTTTTCCAATTTTGATTGAGTTGAATCTCTGAGCCAACCTGCAAGATTTTTCCAATTTTCATTGTTTCTTATCAATTGGATTTTTTCAAAAAACTCATTTTCTCTAAACCAAGATAGCGGTCTTCTGATAAATTGTGTATTTTCTTTAGTTCTTTTTTTGAAAACGAACTCTTCAAGACTTTCGTCTCCAAAAATAATCAAGTTTTCAGAAACATTCAGAAGGGAATCAAATTTTTCTAAATAGTGTTCATAAGGTCTTTTCCAACCTTCATTTAATTCAGACCTGCCTATATCCCAAATACCTGTTACTAAAGTAATATTATTCATATATTCTATTAAACTCTTCTAAAATTTTATAAAAACTTTTGTTTTTCAAAAATAATTCTTCACTCGTACCTTGAGGTGCATTATCCCTACACCACCAAATATCAAAGTGTTTCCTCACAAATAAATCGTTGTGATTGTAAAACATCAATGTCATTATTTGTTCTTCATGTGGCAAAAATTTACAAGAATCGTCTGACAAAATTTTTACAACATAATCTTCAAAAATACTAACCATGTTATCCCACTTATCTTTATGTCCTCCAAACAACCCACCAATAATGTGAATTTGTCTTATGTAGTTTGTGTACCATTTTTGGTCAACAGTACCTGACCAGTAATTTCTTTCATTCTCTTTCCCCAGAATTAAAAATTTATCACTTGAGTCTATAATTAAATTATCTGAGAATGAATTATTGAACAGGGTACTTTCATAAAATCTTCTCATACCATGTGGAAAATTCAAATATTTCAAAGGTATGAGACCGCAATGTGAAAGTCCTGCATCAATCCAGTAGTAATAATCATACGACCTATCTTCGTTCCACCACCAAGAAAACTTTGAATATTGAATTTCAATACACCTATCACCCCTTTTAATTTCTTCAACGTTTTTTCTAAGATTTATTAAATCTTTGAACTTACAATTGTTCAAATCAAAAACCTGAAACTTTAACTTTTCTTCTGATATTTTGTTTTCCTCGTAGAAAAAATTTTTCAATGATTCCAATTCTCTTTCAGATGTATAACATAAAAAATCTGAGTTTGTCATTTTCAAAAGAGATAGAAGACTATACCTATAATGAGTTCCTCGGGCAGGTCTACCGCCTAATTCAGTACCATTCAAATCACTATAGATTGCTGTTATAAATTTAATTTTCATTATAGTGAAAATGTTTTTTTTCTTCTTTGAATTTATTATTTATTTCTTGATTCATGAATTTATGGTGTATTTTAATTGGGGAATATTGATTCCAATTATATGTTTGTGTATAAAAATTATTGTACATCCCATGAGAAACATCGGAATAAGAATTTTTTTGTGGTGCTATTGGTAAAATTGGAGTATATGATTGAAATTTGGGATACACATTTTTGACTAAGTGTTCGTCTATTGGAAGAACATAATCACCACTATGGAAAGCATAATCTTTTATT